GAAGTGTGTTTTATTAAGTTTATCGCGGGATGGAGAAGGTGGTATCTCGGGAGTCTCATAAGCTCCAGATCGTCGGTTCGACTCCGACTCCCGCAACCAGTTTTTTACAAAGGCAAAAAATGAAACTAACTGACAGTCGTGGTCCCGGAGTAGATACACAACAATGTGTAGAACAGGTAGGAGGCAACAGATTTGATCTTGTATTGATTGCTACAGTAAGAGCCAGAGAACTCAGTCGCAGACATAAAGCAGCAGGTCATGCTACCCAGATCAATGCTCCCGTAAGTGCCTTGTTAGATATCCAAGAAGGCAAGATAGGTAGAGAGTATCTTAAAAAAGTAGAATAAGTTCGGAGTGTAGCGCAGTCTGGTAGCGCACCTGGTTTGGGACCAGGGGGTCCAAGGTTCGAATCCTTGTACTCCGACCAGTGTCAGTTGATAAGTAAAGACAGTGCGGGATTAGTTTAATGGTAAAACAGCAGATTTCCAATCTTCGGTCAAGAGTTCGATTCTCTTATCCCGCTCCAAGGACAACATGCAGGTAGTAGATCAAACAGAACTTGTTCGTAAATTCAACTTTCGCAGTGTCATCACTGAGCAAGATGATACAGCTGCCTGCGGTATCATCACTAATATTATATCCGACGGTAATTACTTTACCAACAGTCCCAAGTTTCAAACCAAAGAAAATATCTTTGCAAGGCCAGAATCTGTGTGGTTGAAATATCGCATGAGCTTTATGTTCTCAGTATTCATGTATCTGGGACGGGAAGTAAAGGTCTCTGACATGATGGCCTGGAGTTTTATGACCAATCTCCAGGGTGCCGAAAATCGTGAAAACCTGTGGCACAATCATTGGCATCCAAAAAATCCCAATAACAAAATGTTCAGCGGAGTATACTATCTGCACATCCCCGATGATGTCAAGGATCGGGACTACTGCGGCACAGAGATAGCACCCAACGGTGCAGAACAAGACGGAAAATATTTTGTTAAACCCTCTCGAGGTCACTGGATCATATATCCCAGTGAAACATGGCATCGTCCGGGCATAGTGCAGAGCGAACACTATCGCTTTGTTTTGGCAGCAGACATAGAATGCTCCTATAGTTAAATGGCATAACGCATCCTTGGTAAGGATGTATTTCAAGTTCGATTCTTGGTTGGAGCACCACTTGACAATATTCAAATAAGATTGTATAATTAAGTAATACACAAGGAGTTCTTATGGATATTCAAGTTATGGCAAGGAAAAGCGCCAGCAAGATGTTGGTCGAAACCTGTCTACAAGTATTTCGAAATGAATTGAAATTACAGAACAGTCGGTATTCGCTGATAGTGATTCCTGAAAGAGGCATGAGCGTCAAAGAAGGAGTGCGAGGCAGTGTGTTTAAAGTAGCACCTAATATCATAGGCATGAGCATAGACACAGCTCTTGACATAGAAAGATTGATCATTGCCCTGGCACACGAAATGGTACATGTCAAACAGTATGCTCGAGGACAGATCACACACGGAAAGAATCTCAACAGCAGATTTTGGATGGGTAAAAAATTCCGGGGACACTATTATGATCTCCCTTGGGAAGTAGAAGCCTTTAGCAAAGAACGAGTGTTAGCCAACAAGGTGTTTCAAATCATAGACAAGGCAGACGCTCAATCAAAATCAAAGAAAAATGTCAAAAAGTGATCTAATCGAATTAACTGGTGCAGTTGAAGAAGTGCTACCCGGCAACATGTTCAGGGTCAAGGTAGATAATCTGCCCAACATACTTGTATGCTATACCAGTGGTAAATTGAAACAGCACAAGATAAAAATTATCTTAGGCGATCGTGTTAAAATTGAAGTCAGCCCGTACGATCTCACCAAAGGTCGTGTAACTTATAGGTTGTAAAATATCATGAACATTTCAAGAGCAGAACAAAGTGTTGTAAAGCACAATCAAGAACAGTATCGTCTAGATCAGATTCGTTTGGAAAAACAGCGAGCTAATGATTATTGTAAGAAGGTTGAAGAACGCAGACTTGACCAAATTATCGCAGACCGTGTATCTCGCAATCTTCGATTAGATTTAGACAAAGGTCGAAACATTGATCTTGAATGTTAGTTATACGATGTTGTAGAAATACAACAAATCTAAAACCCTGCCATTGACAGGGTTTTCTTTTGAGTTTATAATAGTGGCATGTATAAAGTAATAAGCAATAATAATCTACCGTTAAATTCGTGTCCGACTTTGCAAGAAGCAATGTCATTTGCCAAAACCGTTGGCATGTTTGTAACTATTAAAGGCCCGGACTTTGAAGTCTGCGGAATCTTTGGAGTAGACAGTATCGAGGACGGCAAGTGCCCAGACGGCATTGCCTATGATTGGAACAAAGCGAGCCGAATAGGCCGTGTTAAAAAGGAGAGAGTATAATGCCGTGGATTCAAAACATAGGATTAGGCGATATCAAAAAAGGGTTTCACATTGATCCCGGAGTTAACTCTATGTTGATTCAAATTGTAGATCCGCCTGGCGATTTCCCTACACCTAAGTATTCTTTCAAAGAAGTTCACCAATTTCAATTCTTAGACATTGAAGAAAAAGACTTTGCCCTAGACGAAGCTATGCGTTGCAGTCAAGAGCAGGCCAACGAGCTTGTTCGATTGTTGCAACACGCATTAGAGCAGAGAATGAATGTTATAGTTCATTGTCATGCTGGTGTTTGCCGCAGCGGGGCTGTGTGCGAAATTGGTGTTATGCTGGGCTTTGGTGATACTGAAGTATTTCGTAGCCCTAATCTGCTGGTCAAGCATCGCATGATGAAGGCCCTAGGTTGGACCTACGATCCGGATGAGCCTCACAGTATCAATGGTGTCACAACTGAGTTTGGCATCATTCTCCCCAAGGAAATAGAGTGGGCCAATGACAACGAAAAAGTTTTTGTACTGGCCGCAGAACGCAGAGCACGTAGAGAAAGAGAAGGTGACATATGAAAACCGTTGTTTTACATCGTAATGATATCGAACGAATATCTGACATCTTGTCTAAGTTTCCGGATGTTCAAGCATTTGAACTAACACAAGAAAGTTCTAGTGGTATTGGTTCTGTTACCTACATTACCTTTGCACAAGATATCAACGGACATAAAGGCTCATTTGAAGTAGAAGTGTCGGGTGTAGAACACTGGTAAGCTGTGGCGTCTTTGCTACACTTGGGTTGACAGGTTCTCTTTTTGATGTTATAATTATATATTAAACAGTGAAAGGGATCACATGGCTGGCAAGGCAAAATCGATTTACCTCACAGTGACTACAATGGATCACAAGTCAGTTTTCCATCGTATGTTTTTCAATGCAAAAGAATTCAATGAGTTTGTTAAAACTGATGAATTTAAAGCAAAGTATCCAACAACCGAATTTAAAATTGTAAAAGAAACCTACTAATGAAAGGAGGGCATGGTGAAGTTTATAAAATTAGACCGCAGACACAATCTGTATCACAAAGGTTATCGCTATGCCTTTCGTGTAAATCGATGGTCTACTGATTCTAACAACATAGAAAAAGCAGTTAAAGATTTAGAAGGGTGGCGTTGGGACTCTACGTTCTGGGGTAAGAACAACGGCGATTGCCGTCCTTACTACATTGGATTTAGAAATGAATCAACTGCTACCATGGCAATGTTAAAATTATAAGGAGGACAATATGCCTAGTGTATTTTTAGTAAGCGATACGCACTTTGGTCACACTGGTGTATGTCGCTTCACACGTAACGACGGTGTTACAAAACTTCGCCCATGGGACTCTGCTGAGGAAATGGACGAAGCAATGGTCAAGTCGTGGAACGACCGAGTCAAGCCCACGGACAAGGTTTATCACCTTGGCGATGTGGTTATAAACCGCAAGGCGCTGAAAATCTTATCTCGTTTGAACGGGGATAAGGTGCTTATCCGTGGCAACCACGACATCTTCCGCGATGACGAGTATAGGACTTACTTCCGTGAGTTACGTGCTTATCACGTTATGAACGGTATGATCTTAAGTCATATTCCTGTACACAGTGATAGCTTAGGTCGGTTTGGCGTTAACATTCACGGACACACTCACGCAAATCGTGTGCGTAAGGCTCGTGGTGTTGATGCACGTACAGGAGAGATTTTGTACAGCGACGAACCTGATGTTCGCTATCATTGCGTTTGCGTAGAGCAAACTCCGGACTTTGCTCCTATCTTGTTTGAAGACGTTATCAAACGTATCGAAGCAGAAGGTGGTAGTATAGGATTTAAGTCTGGCAACGGACCTACGGCGGATTAGGAC